AACATAAGTTGCACTCGAGAAATGTCGTTAGCTTGTTCTACCAAGCTGCGAATACTGCGTCCTAAACTGTCAGTTCTGCCCCTGGTAGCCAGCAGCATTGCAATATCATATTTCATGCAAACAAATCCTCATTCCATTCACGATGCCCTTCGCGGTAAGCCATGTTGGCTTGTGTTTCGCGCACTTCCACACGATAGCACCACAGTCGTTGTGCTTCACCGTGCCCCCAAAAGTCTGGGATATAAACACCATTGACATATTTGTAAATCTGATCAGCCAAGCCTTCGCAGCCCAGCTTGGGCAGGATGGTCAACTTGGCCAGTTTGCGTTTTTCCATTTCTTTGTAAAACGCCAATTCGGGATCATCTTCGCTGACCAGCAGTGTGTGATCAAATTGACTTTCCAGCACAGCTTTGAGCTCTTTGAGACCGCCGTAGTCAGCAGCCCAGTTTCGAGCATCCAGATAGTTGGTACCAAAGTAAAACTTCATGCTGAAACTGTAGCCATGAATTAGATTACAGTGGCTGTCAGCCTTCCATTGTCGATAAGCGACAGGGAATGCATTGACGTATTCTTTGGTACTGGTGTACTTGTAAGCGATGGGTGTGAGTGTTGTCATTAATTTTCCTATGTTAAATTATAGCATAGGCAGCGGAGTTTGTAAAGCGGGACGAGCCTGAGACCGCTTGATCAGTACTTATACCGGTTGCCGATAGTCTGATTGCTTGTAGTTGGCTTGCCCAGGGACAACTCCACGCACACCACCTACAGGATCCTCACAGTCGCCAGATCGTCGTGGAATCAAATGCACATGCGGGTACATCACAGTTTGGCCAGCAGCAGCACCGCAGTTGATACCTACGTTGTAGGCTTCCCATTCACCAGATACAACCTTTTGGTGTCCAAAACGAAATGCATATTTCATTGCTTCTTCAATAATAACGTTTTTGTTCCATCGCGGCACAAACAATAAATGCCCCACAGTCACTGGATAACTATCGCGGAACACTGCCACGTGATAGTCCGAATATTCTGAGGCTTCGTTGTTCCAAGGTGCGGCACCTGCGGCGGCCGCCTGTTCTAAAGTTTCATATCTCATCGTGGTGCAAAGTCCTGTTGCAGTTTGATATTGTCAAAGAATTCCTTCTTGACACTTTGATCTTCTTTGAAGGCGCCTCTTAAAACCGTAGTCTGTGTGAGACTACTGTGTGCCATGATACCACGATTCTCACAACATCCATGGGTGGCCTGGATGTACACTGCTACGTTTTCGGAGTCAGTGGCCTTGCTAATCTCACGGGCAATGTCGTTACAAAGTTCCTCCTGGAGAGTTCCTCTTCGGGCACACCATTGAGCGATTCGGGTATACTTGCTAAGACCAATGAGTTTATTAGCAGCAATAATACCAATATAAGCAACGCCAGCCACAGGTTGGTGATGATGAGAACACATAGAGCGCAACTCACTACGTACAACAAGCATACCTTCATAACGGTCCGCTGAATCATTTGGAAATGCTGTTGCGTCGGGCGCTTGTTCATATCTACCTGCCATTATTTCATTGTAGTACATCTTGGCAAGTCTACGTGCTGTGCCCTTGCTGTTGGGATCCGTCTCACGATCGATAAGCAAAGTATCTAAAACTTTTTCAAAAGCCACAGTGGCTTCATTGATTAGGTGTTCTTTGTCTGATTCAGCAACATAGTCGCTGATGTTGTCACCAGCCCAGAAACGCTTGTTGTCTGACTTCATTCGGTCTCGAAGTACTTGTGATAAGTTTTTGCTTGTGTCTGTCATATTAGTCTGTAATGGTAATGGTTCTTAGGTCTGGGTATGCAATCGGCACTGGCACAGGATTGTGTTCTTTGATACCTTCCAACATGGCCAAGCCTTGAATAGCTTCTTCCGGCGTGGGCTTGTAATGATATCCAACTCGAAATGTACTTTGCGTTTCCCAGGGTGAGATATTTAGGTTGCGTCCATCATATCGTTGCAAAAGCATTGCTTCATATGCTGCCTTGTCATCTAACAGTATAGCACCACCACGGCCTATATGTAAAGGCTTTCCATGCCCAAAACTCAAACACTGCATAGTACCGGGCCTATACATGTTCTTTTCTAGTCGTCTAGCACTGTCCCAGATTCGAGTGTCATGAATGTGATACTCACCGGTCCAGACTTCGTTTTCCAGGCCGTACTTGATGCCCAGTTTGTGCATGGTCATTGCCACACTCAGATAGGTAAACGCAGTAAAACTACAGCTTCGGATACGATCGTGCCGTAAGCAAAGTTCAATGGCATGTGTGCAGCAATCAGTCATGATCACATACGGTGCACCAGTGAACTTGGCTAGCTCTTGTTCAAATTTCAGAATCTTATCGAACATACCAAGACCATGCATGAGCAATCATAGCATCAAGATCATGCTGCCGCCAAGCAGGCGTTGCCACAGCACCAAACTTGGCTGCACTAGCGGTTAGCAATGGTGGATCACCTGCTCGCTGTTTGCCAGCAACAATTTTTAATATGCGGCCAGTGATACGTTCGGCGGCAGCAATAATTTCTTGATTGCTGGTACCAGTATCAGACCCTAAATTGTACACTCCTGCTGGTACATTATGTTCTAGTGCCAACACATGAGCTCGGGCAATGTCTTCCACATGCACATAGTCCCGAATGCAAGTACCATCTGGTGTAGGATAGTTAGTACCATTCAAGGTAAACTCTGTGTCATCACGCAGGCATTCAAGAACTCGTGCCATGATGTGTGTGGCAGCAGGCTCTTGACCATGACGTGTTTGTGAATCAGCACCGCAAGCATTAAAGTAGCGAAAGCTCACATAGTCAAGACCGTATGCACGACGATACGCTTCCAGCATCCAGTCAACCATCAGCTTGCTTTCGCCATAAGGACTGATAGGTTCTTTGGGATCAACTTCATGACAGTTGGCCATAACTGGCTCGCCGTATACCGCAGCACTCGAACTAAAGATGAACTTGGCCTTGGGCACAGCTGACATCATGATAGTCAACAAGTGCATGGTCTTGACCATGTTGTTGTTGTAGTAATCACTGGGATTTTTGACACTTGGACCAACCAAGCTGGTACCAGCACAATGAACCACAGCATCAGGACGGACCTCGACTATTTTTCTAAATGATTCGTCGCTGTCAAAATCTGCTTGTACAAAATCCATAACACCTTTGAGGTGATTGGGCAAAGTCCTGCGGTCAATACCAGTAATAGTGTGTCCGGCATCTTTCAATGCCAATGCACACTGTCCTCCGATATAGCCAGCTGCCCCGGTTATTAGTATGTTCATTTTTCGATCTTTACAACTTGATACTTTTCGTGAGCAACATGGTCACGATATCGATTGCCTGCGCGATTCCATTGCTCGCCTGCGCCAGAGACAATATCAACCACACGATCCACTGTGCCGTTGTTCCAGTCGCTGATCAAACCCATGTTGTGATGTGGTGCCTTGAGAAGATTTTGCATCTTGTGGTAGGCGTCATCTATGCTCCAGGGAATATAAAGTCGATTAGGATCGTTTGCAAAGGTTTCAGGGAAACTGCGATAAGCAGGGTAAAGCACATTACAGCCCAGAGTGTCTGCTTCACTGACGGTGTTGGAAACCCAGTCTTGTAAAGCACAATTAAAGAGCACACGAGTATCATTAAGGAAAGCATAGTATTCATTCTTGCTTATGTTATCATAGATTTTTAACTTGCCGGCCGCTTCCATGGCTCTGGCACGGGTCACAAATTCAGGATTGTTGCTGCGCAATGCACCGCCAGAGTAGATGGCAAACTCACAAGGCTCGCTAGTGAGTTCACCATACATCTCAATCAGATCCATGAAGAAGCCCGGCTGCTTCTCTTGATCAAATCTGGCTGCAAACCCCACACGCCGTTTGCGTTCTTCAAATGGCCGGATTTTTTCGATGCCGCCAATGCGTTCTAGCACTTCCTCTTTGCCAAATGCCAAGCCTGATATGTTGTAGATAGGAGCAGTCCAGCCTGCAATACGCATGTGTGCAACCATTTCTTCGTTGGTAGCAAGCACACCTGTCACAAAGTGATTGACCATTTTTTCATAAGTCGACATCCAGCCAGCCATGCCCCACACATGAACAAAATCATCAGGATCAATGGCCTGTGCCAAGCAGCGTACATACACACGGGGTCTTAGATTGGCAGGAATTTGGTCCATGATGTATGGCAAACTCTCAATGCCTGGAGTAAACATGTCTTCAAAGTAGATAACATCTTCACTTGTGACTTCGCCTTCACGCATCATTCGAACCAGATTCATCATTTGACTCATGCCAAAATAACTGCGACCATGTGCGTCCAGCACCTGACCTACCACAATGCTCTTGCTGTTGTCTAGGGTTTCGCCAGGCACATATACCACATCAAGACCTCGACGATCAAACACACGTCGATTCCACTCTGTCAGTTGTAGAGTGTATCTTGCTTCATACGACTCCAAACCACAATAAAATAGTTTTCTCATTTTAGTCCTTGTACTAGATTCAATACCTCTTGATCAATTTGCGTTGCCATAGCTTGTGCAGCAGTCATGGCATACTTTTTGTCAGGATAATGGGTGTATGCATATTTTTCAGCCGAATCACTAGATCGACCCATGTTATTGACTTTGTCTTCCATGTCATGCATACGTCTATTTAGATGATTCATGTCTTCGAACAATCTTCTCAGAGGTCCGTGGTTGCGATTGTGTTCTGTTTTGATTTCGGGACGAGTCAGCAGCACCATCATCATGAGACCACGTAGTGCATCCATCACACGCGGATCCTGACTGGTCATTGCTTCGTCAAACATGTCAACAAATCGCTCGAGATCAAAGTCTGCCTGATCTTTTTCTCGAGACCCGCTCATGCTGGACGAAATCCTGCAAGTCGACGTGCATCTTCCCACCACATGTTCTTGGCATTCTTGCCTTGAGCATGCTTGCTAAACTGTTGCCAGGCATAGCTTTTGAAGTTGTAAAGATCCGCTTCGTTGTAGCGGTACCCAAAGTCCTGGCAGAACTCCAGATATTGTTCAAGATCCTCAAAGATCTGTTGCACACGAGGATTTGATTTGATTGCGATTTTAGACATTTTTTTTCCTTTCAATAGTAATCGATGTCGTTGCTGAAATTTTTATCATTGAAACTGGACATGCTGAGTTTGCATTTTAGAATCTACAACTGATTTTGTCAAGTGTATTTCTCTTTCTTGAGTGCCTCTACCTGCATTATTGATTTTGTACAACACAGAACTAGATAGTGATGTTGCCAAAATTCAAAGCCAAGTTTTGAATAGTAACACTGGATGCTACTCCAGTAATCTGTAGAATACTGCGAGAATTCCAGCCTGAGTTACTGGTGCTATGAGGAAATTTTTCAAAGTTACTATAGATTATTTGACCTTTTTCCCAGTAGTCTAACACCGTATTGCCAAAACACATGGATTGGCCAGCTTGCCAATCTTCTAGAAAAATTATGAATCTGGTAACTATTTTTCCAAAACCAGCATGCTTTGAGAAATCATCGAGGTGACGTAGAACTACGTCTCCGGGTTTTTGAATCTGAACTCTAGCAGTGATTAATTGATCCAAATGAAATTTTTCTACCATTCGATTGAGATCGGGGGTATCCTGGCCCAGCTCAGCCAGATAGATAATATCTTTAGACGACCATAGTTCCTGCACTGCTCGTTGGGCAACAATGTGTAAATCAACGGACCAGTCGCCTATAAATTTGCCTACTGTGCGTACAGTCAGTCCGTATCCGTCCCTGACAGCATTGTCATAGTGATAGGCATCACCGTGCAACAACATTCTTCTATCAAATTCTTTCTTGGCAGCAAGATCAATATCCTCAATGATTTCTGTAAGGGGCTGATTGGGGTCGATGATTGGCTCGGCCATTTTATTTTTCCTTAAATTGCAAGAGATTGTACAGGACGGTGAGTTTGATATTTAATAAGGGCGCCGTTTTCACCATCTTCGGCTACCTCAATCCAGACCGCACGGTCAGGATATTTTGCAGCAATCTGCAGATACAAATCATCTGCCATCATTTCGCAACTTTTGTAGTCTAGTTGCAATATGCTGTCTCTGTAGAGATTCTCTAGCCAACGTTTGAACTGGATAAACTCAATGTCTCGGTCGTTGTGAATTACGTCAATCCACACACGGAAGTGAAAAATGTGACGATGCGGTGTTCCTAAAAAACTCACATCGTATTCGTTGCCTGTGGCCAGTGCAGGATCTGTGGCAGCAGCAGGGTAGCAATGTATGCCTTCTTTACGAAACGTGATCCAGATCTTGCGTTCTGCCACGGTCATGATTCTGTCTACAGTTGATCTTTGTTGTTGGTTCATAATGTTTCGTCCTTGGTATATTTAGACCAGTCAGTGAATGCTGCACGACTTTGTAATTTATGTACACTGTGACACCAAACGCCGGGATTGGTAGCAGCAAAGTCTTTGTCGTCCAGTTTGAGTGTGGCATTGTAGCCCAGCTGTTGAATGTATGGCAACTTAACCGATATCATTGGAATGAAATTGTAGTGTTCAGTGAATCCGCATTCTAGCAAACCTTCCACGCATTGGACATCTATATCCAGGGTGCATAGATAACCTTTGTTCAAGAATGGCCGGATCATATTTTCCCACCGTTGCCATTGTACTGCATCGTTGTTGCGGATGTTGGGAAAGCTCTGGTTGGCACCAAAGTAGATGTGCTCACTTCCCAGCAGATGTTCTGTAATACTATCCTCTGTTTGCACGCCTACCACAAACAGAGTTTTCTTTCCCAATGCAGGAGTATGTTCTACTTCTGTGCCAGTAAAGAACTTTACTGATTCGTCGTGGTCCGGTCTAATCATTTTGCCTGCTCGTTTTCAAGTTGATTTAGTGCTGCTTCATTCAATTGTACACTATCTTCCTCATTATCGTCAACATCGGTTTGTTCTAAATCAAACAATACATTAAATTGAGTCCGAGCATTCTTGGCCTTTTTGCCTTTGAAGCCTCGTGTGCCCACAATCTCCATCCAGTAGCTGTCGTAGGTTTCGATAATGGCTTCGGCAGTAGCACGATCTGGTGCTGCAAAAATAGCTTCTACAATATCTTCAAACTTAGCATAGTCGCCACCTTGTCGTTGCATCATGGCAGGATGTTCACCTGCATCAAAACGTCTATTGGCTTCTTGTACCGCTGTCAAGTGCATCCAGACATTGTGTCCCATCAACAAGGCGTAGCTAAAGCTATCCCAGCTTGTTTTGCCCCACTTGCCATTTTTGTTTAGGTCTGGCTGTACATGATAGGATTGTGGATCTTGAAAGTTTTCGGGGGTAAGTGTGATACCGGGCTTGACCACACCTGGTTTGTAGATGCAAATGTCCTTCATAGTGAGCATGTCACTTATGGGACTATCTTCCCAACGAGGATAGATACCATCTTGTATTACTCCGTCTGACCACTTACGAGTGTCTACTGAGTACTTTTTGTCGTCTGCTGACGGCGCCATTCTGTACGACCACTTTGAATCGTGCTCAAAAACGTTTTCAAAATAGACTTGCCCGTTCGCCGTTGCAAGGAATGGACTAGCACAATCAAAAGAGATAGTAAAACTAGGGTTAACATATTTTCTCACTGCTCGTTGAATAACTGTGAGTAGCACTGCCCACTCCAGTTTACTTGTGCCCAAGAAGTGCATCCAATCATGCTTGCCCTCTTGTAACAAGTTATCGTAACGCAGGGCCACCAAGCGCTTTAACACCAAGTGTACGTCACACATGTTCTGGCCACCCATACTCCAACCATCAAAGTGTGTGTCTGGATACTTCACAGGATCACAATACTCTTTCATGGTTTCATACCAAGCATCAGCACTGGTATGATTGTCGCCTTGTAACACGTTCAAAAACTTGGCACCACCGTTAGCAACACCTCGACGGTGTTTCATAAAGTATTCATTGTTGAATTTGGTTGCATCTACTGCTTCCTGTAGTGTAGTGATTTGACAAGCGGCTGACGCTTTCTTGTCGTGGATGACCCAGGTCGGTATATCCAAGATCATACCATAGTCTGCTACATTGTCCAGCCAGTTCAAGATTAGACTTCGTTTCTTTTGTGCTTTGGGACAACCTGAGTTGGCTTTCCAATCACCTTCCCATAGACCTTTGGCAATCTGGAATCCGCCTGAGTCGCCCAGCATGAATGTACCAGGTTCACGATTACGAACCATGTCTTCTGACCAATCCTGTTTGTTCAAGTCCAAGTTGGCGTGCCCTCCCGAATACAATGACCACTTGTATGGAAACAAGGCTTTAGAACTGTTGAGCCAGTTCATTTGTTCCATATCAGTGAGCCCAGTTGGAAAACGAGCCGGATCTACATAGTGCTCGTTGCGTTGCTTGCCCACAAACGTGGCGTAGAAACCAGAGATAGCCGGCAAGAACACAGCATAGTCATTTTGCTTGGCAGTTAGATTGTCTTGCACTTGCTCAGTCATTACTTGCTTTGTGCAGGAAGAATATAGTTGTAAACAGCAATGCCAGAGTCAACAGTGATTTGTGCTGCACCATCGTCGCTGATGCGCATGATCTTATCGCCAGTCAGACCCAGTATGCTAGATACTTGTGTGGCTGGCCAGGACCATGCACGTTTGAGTGTGCCAGTGACTCCAGCTTGAAACACAAAGTTTCCGGCATGTGTGCTATGATCGCCAAAGAAAAACTTAAGGTCACCGTTTTCAACTTTGGCTTGAAAGTTAGGTTCTTCAACGTTGGCACTCATTTGCATTTTCAACCGCATGATGCTGGCAACACTGGGTTCAAACTCAATGTGCCAATTGACGCCTTTGAACTTGGCAGTTTTTAGCTTGTCATTGACAATTTCACTTGCCATGAATCGATAGCTGTTCTTGAAGTCACCGTTTTTGTTTTCAAATGCAATGCCATCAGGTTCACCAGTTGCTCGTTTGGTGATTGTGAGCTTGGCGTCTTCGCGATATTCTTGCAGATTCAGCAGGGTCTTGAGTTTGGTCAAATTTGGCATACCAAACGTGCCCACGAACTCTGGAACAGGATTTTTAAATTCTGCTTGCACTACCACACTCAGATCTTCGGCTAGTCCCGAAATTGTTGTGGTATTTGTGTCGCCGACAATTTTAACTAGGTCAATGCAACCTAAATCGTGTGTGTGTTGGACCAGGTCCAGTAAGTAATCTCTCATAAATTCTCCTTGTGTGTTAGTATATAGGTTTTATTGCGGGTTTGCAATTATTTTGGCAACACTCTGGCCGCCTCTCAGTGAAACAATTTGACCAGGTCTGCGAAGTTCGATCCAACTGATATCACCTTCGCCGTTGTGGTTGTGTGTAATCTCATAGCCGATATTTTCTGCAATGATTCGCAGCCGATGCCCGGGTACATAACTCATGAAACTTTTTTCAGCCAGGGCCACTCCGTGCCAGAGATTGCAGTTGTTATAGGTAAACAAAAACACACCCCCCGGTCGTAGTTTGGCAAACACTTCATGTAAATACGACTGTATTACGTTGATAGGTTTGTAGTTGAAATAGTTGTAGGCAAATACCAGGCCAAACTGATTGTCAGGCAGTTGATGCATGGCCGGCAAGCCACGATAATCATTGACTTCGTAGGGACGTAGACGTCGTTGATATTCAGGAGTAAACGCTGCGATTGCAGGCTCAAGCAGTTCGTTGTTGTGATCCACAAAATACAAAGGATCTAGCGGCACTAGATCTTCAATAAAATTTTCTCTGCCAGGACGGATAATCATTCCAGGCAGTCTCCAGTCAGTGTAACTTTTGAGTCTGGCTCGCAAGATAATGTTGCTAGATGGATCAATGGCTAGTCTTCGATTGAGAATGTAGTCGTTGGATTCATAGCACATTTCTTCTTCGTACACACGCTGACTCAATTGATACAGTGCCGGTTCGTAGGTGTCAATCATGGCTTGAAGCTTACGAGTTAAATCCACAATATCATTGTTGAACAGAGATATAGAATCTTTTACTTTGTTAAAGTTCAGTTCTAAGTTTTCGTTTACGCTGGCCAGTCTAATAGATTGTTCGCCAATAACATGCATGATTCCTGCCAAGTGCCCAATTGCAGCACCACACGCAGGATCCATGCTCATGTTATCCAGCAAGTTTTTATACTTTACAACTTCGCTCAGTATCATTCAAATGCAAATAAACTAGTAAATGTATTTTCAGTATTGGTGGCCGCTGCTAGATCCCACTCCAGCACACCCAACAAGTTATCAATTTTTTGATCCACAACAGTGGCTTCCATCAATCCGTCATCAAATGGCAGTTCTTTAAACCATTCTGGCAGGCGTTGTTCGTCTGTGGGATAGCCAATACTAGTCCATCCCAGAGCATTGCTTTTGAGCTTGCACACAATGGTTTTCATGCCGTCCACAATCTGCATGCTGTAATTGTCGCTGTTCATTCGTCGCATGTTGTTCCAGTTCATGGCAGCCCTAACATGACCAGGCATGTTGGCTTTGCCTTGTTCTTTTTCGGCTGCACCATACTTGGTCAAGTTGTTCACACGCTTGGGAGATCCTTTTTCCCAGCCTGGCCTCTCCATAAATTCATATTTGAATTTGCGAATGTGTTCGACCACATCATCACGCTGCACACCACTTAGAATCTTGTTTAGAATTTCCAACAAGAAGTCTTGAATAACCTTGGGTGTGTCACTGCGTTTTAGATCCAGGCCAGTGGCCTTGGTTTTGCCAATCTTGCCGTTCACATCCAGTCGCTTCCCTTCAAGATCAATGATGTTTACAGCGTATCGTTTCTTGGTAATAAACAAACTGCGATCTGCCACCATCTCACGACCGCACTTGATCAGTTCGCCCATGTCTCGTGGACAATGAAACGCACGTTCCATAAATCCTGGGAATGATTCATTCACCTGGTCTGCAATTGAGTCATACAGAGCAATACAAGTTTCCTTGCTCCATTCCGTACGACCTTGTTCCACTTCTGTCTTAAGCACAGACCATGCACTAAAATAACATGAGTCAGTGTCACCGTAGATAACCGCTTCTCCCACATGATCATATTTGCCAGTGATACACTCGTTGATGTAGGCATCCATGTGCCGAGCAATGGCACGACCTGTCAGCGTAGTTGATTGTCCAATACGCTTGTCAAAGAATCTACAGCCGGGATTCAAAATAGCACCATACAAGCTGTTCAAGTTGATCTTCTTGACCAGTTGTCGCTTGTCCCAGAACGCAATGTCCTTGGGATCAGTTGCTGTTTTTTTCTTGGCCTGCATGTCCTTACGTTCTGAATACCAGCGTTCTAGCAATCCCGGGATAATACCCTTCTTCTCATATGTAAGAATAGTACCGTTGGCGCTGAGAATCCAGGGCTGATGGCTGTCAAACACAATCTTCCAGATTTCTGCTGCTGAGTGTGTGCTTTCAGAACCATCCTGCCAGTCAATGGTGATCTGTGTGCCTGGCTCTGTGTTCATTACAGCAGAGTATTCAAGACTGCCAAACAAATTTTCCCAAGCATCTGCAAACTTGCCTCCGTTCTTGGCCATCTTTTCTCGAATGTACTTGTCAGTCATCACAGGCCGCAATTGCGCAACCACAGTTTCTGGACCCATGTTCATGGCACGAATTGCTGATGGATACAGACTGTTGATGTCAACTGACCCTACCCATTCGTGCATGCCCTTGCGAGGATATGCAACATATGCACCAGCAGCTTGATTGTCAACGCTGTCGTCTCTGTGCTTGCGGTTGGGAACAACCATACCACGCTCATGTGCTTCGTTGATAATAGCCTGTTCGGTCACTGCCACAGCACCCATTGTGGTCTGCAACAACACAGTGTTGGCATGTGCTAGTTCACTGGCCAATTCCAAAAAGCGTAGTTTTTTGTCTAATTTGTCCAGCAGTGCAGTATCTTGTCTGTTGTATTCAATAAATGTTTTAAAGTGTTGATTGTACAGCTGGTCCAGAGTACCTTCAAACTGTGTTTTGCGTTCGCCCAGTTCGTATTCTGCAATAGCATCCAGACTGTAGCTGTGACGTTCTTCGTAGGTGTATTTGCGATACAATTGCATATAGTCCATGTGTACACGGCCTACCAAGTCAAATGTTTCTTGTTCTGCACCAAAGCGTTCAAACATACGTTTCTTAGGAAACTGTCCCCACAAACAAAACTTACGAGTGTCATCCTTGCTGAGAATTCTTGTGCAACGATTTATAGTGTAAGGAATGTCATAGCCTTCTGAATTCCAGCCACTTAGAACGTCGGCTTCTTGAATCAAGTCCAGAAACATTTTGATCATGTCCTCTTCTTTTTCAAACAAGAATGTGTTGTCAAACTCAGCTACCATTTCCTGTGCAGTAGCCATGCTCAAGTGCTTGGGAGGAACCGCCAGTGTGACCAGTTGGTCCAACCAATTTAGATAAACTGATATAGCAGTGATTGGATTAAACGGATCGTCGACTGGTGAGAATCCACGGTCTTTGTCAAAGTCCACTTCAATGTCAAAGAACGCTGTGTACAGTTCAGGAGCGTCTTGGTCTTTGTAGTTTTCTTCTAAGCATCTAAAGATGGGATTGATGTCTGACTCGTACAGTTGCTTGCCCGAGTGCATGCGAACTTCTTTGCGAAATTCTTTGTTGTTGCGTGTGCTAAATCTCGACACAGGTGTGTCGTAGATGCTGCGGAACTTGCCTCTGGCATCATCATAGTAAAAGATGTAGTTGGCAGGATATTCCCGGTAGACTCGAGCTCCGTTGCGGCGTTCTACCACGTGAATTCGATCGTGTTCACGATCATAAAGTGCGTCAATATAACTCATTGTTCTCCGTTTGTGGCCGGTAAGCCGTGATACATGCTCGTAACGTGAGCGACTCTTTGTTACTTATCAGTGTTAACAAAGTAATTGTTAATTTTGCCTTGGCGATTCAAGTCGTTTGTGATACAGTGTGTACCAGCGTCCCAAAAATACCGATGCCTAAATGGCGACACATGTACTTCAATTCCATATCGTGCGCAAGCACGTTCAACTTGATCGTTGTGTGAACTTACCACAATATTTTTTTGATCAATTACTAGTATGTTAACATCAAAAACAGTTTCACTTGCATTGCCAACCCAAGACTCAAAGTAGTGTTCTACTATATGCACAAGATCAGGATCTGATTCAAACCCCGGAATGTTCCAACGGCCACAATTGTGCTTCATGCTAGATCTAAATTCAGCAGTGTCGGCATATGTAGACGCTGGAAGATACACCACCTCCCAGTCGGGAAATGTATCTGAATAAGTAGGAACGTCACGTAAACTTATGATTAGGCCTGGCGTTACTGGACAATAAGTGCTATCGCCGTGGCCGCCAGCGTTGACAATTTTGTTGCGGGTATTGGGAAACTGTTGATTGATACGTGTCAACATCATGCTTTGATCTTCATCATAACTTTGTGTGGCAAAGTATAAGTCTTGACCAATTCTGCTGACAAAACATCCAGACACCACATCAAGATCAGTGTATCGCACTTGATTGCCCTGATCATGAACGTCTTGAAAAATATTTTGATAACATGCTAATTTGGCCCAGTGCTGATCTAGGTCACGGTTCTGGAATGTAGCTAAGTCTAGATCAGACTGATTAGAAAAAACTCGGTGTGCATGACTACTATTGGGACTTCTTGGAATCCACAACTGATCATGAATCATAACAAAGTAATCTCTGGGTGTCACAGGTGGGACAATCCAGCGTCCATGACATTTCAGACTACTGGAATCAGCAGGCATTTCGGGACGCAGGACCCGAATGCCAAACTGCCCTTGTAATAACTGTATCAACGACTGAAAGTCTTGTTCAGTTTCATCCGCTAACTGTTCAAAACGCCGTCGTGTGTTGGTATTTTGTATCCACGAATAAAATTCCGGAGGATAACTTCGGCCTACCACACATACTTGCAGTGGATCCCAATGCTGGAACACCGAATACATTAGAGAGTTTTGCCCACAGTCTCAAGAATTGTTTCTAATAGTTCGTGATCTTGTTTGGCTTTACCAAACTCAGCTTTGTGTGCTAGCTTGATAGCCTTCTTCAAGACACCCGGCTTGATTTCAAGCTCTTCGGCAATGGCCTTGACTGTGTCATTGAGGCCGCCGGTTAAAGTCTCAATTTCCTGAGTCACTTGCATGCCTTCATTAATAAGTTGGGTGAGTTTGATCTTTTGATCACCATTGAATGTTTTACTCATAATTTATTCCTTTGTTAAGTTTTTGATTGCATCTGTTGTACGTGCAACATGCAGTATAACAGACTTTGCCCAGTGTTGTCTAGTCTGTTCAGAATATTTTTTTCCTTTAGTACTAGCGCTACATACAACATGGACATTATGGTAAACGATTATCTAACGTGGGAACGAGCAGAACAAGCAGAGTTGGCTCCTGCGCCTGTATCGTGTGCTGTACATTTTCCTGAATGGTGGAAAAATCTACGTGGTGATCTGCGTGAATATTTACCAGCCAGTGGAGATCACAAAAATCACACTGCAAGATTGTGTTTGGGGCTGCGCGGGGCAAGTCAATTGGGATGGACTATTCCATTGGATGCTGTGCTGCATACTGGTATCACGGCCGGTATCTGGAGGTATGGACATTTGCTGCAAGAAATGTTGCATGGAACCCTCTGGGCTCAAAAGGTTGCCGGCGAATATGTGTGGGATCGACCAATGATTTTGGCTTGGCCTTGGCGAGCCAAAATGGCACCTGGCTGGCGATTATTAATGAATGACTATCCGCTGGACTGGCATCAAGATTTTCATTGTTTTACTGGATATGTGGATGCTAACCATGGATCAGGATTTTGGGGGTGGTCTCAGGAAATACACAAAGAATTCAACTACTACAATGTAGAAACTGTGATAATAATGAAAAAACAAGCTCGTATCAACACAGGGTCGGCAGTGTTTTCAATGGTACCAGTATACGACCCAACCTACGTGCCCAAACCATTTACTGGATATCCATTTTAAGGCGCTAGCGGATTCAGTTGGATTGTAAGTGTGCCTGTAAATCGTACTGTTTGTCCGTTGAGTATTTGTAAACTGCCAGGCCCCGAGTATGGTGGGCTATCACCGGTATGACCAGAAATATCATAGGGTTGCCAGGCTGGCGCATCCCATACTGGTTGAGTAGATATATTAAAACTTCCATGTGAACAATTATATCCGCAAATCAATATATCAGTGTGTTCGGCCTTGATTTCAAAATCAAAATCTTTGACCTCTGATTCAAAATCTAATGTATTACTCGCCACTGTAGCGAGTAATACTGTATTACTCGCCACCGGCAAATTGATCAAAATTTCACGAGAATCTTGCGTGGACGAGCTAGGCACCCAGTTTATTGTTGGCAACAGATTGAACTGTTGAGAAATGCCGTCAAGCACAATTGTGACCAGCGCACTGGTATCTGGTTTAACATGGCAATTTAATGTCAAAATGGACGTATACATATTTTATCTTTCTTTTCACACAATTTAACTGGCTATTTCATTGTCAATGCAATCAGACGTTGTTTATTGTGGCTACAGATTTGTCTGCTCTTTTGGTACAATTCAAGTTGTTGATTTACAGGCATACCAACAACTTGTTGCACTATATTTATAATTTTTTGATATCTTTCAGGACCTTCTAGTTGATCATAACTTTCGTCCCATAAATTATCAAAAGTTTTAAATCCTAACAATCTCATCTGTTGCAAAAAATTCTTTGGAGCATACACCACCATGGGCTTTTGAGCCACAATGGTTCTTATGGTTTTCTCACTGGGGGTAAATGTAGTGCCCTTGGTCATAGTTTCAAATGTGATTTCAAAAAGATATTTTCCACTAATATTGATTAAATTTTTAGTAGGGGCAGCATTTCGATTTTCGCCACAGACCGCATTGGTATATTGGTCAATGACATTATATCCATCTATGGAGTTGACCGGTATGTCAACACAAAAATTACGAAAGTGTTCGTGTGCGGATATTTTTTCAACGGGATCAACGACTGGCATCCAGTCACATAATTGATCATGTATCATGTGGCTGTGATCAAACGGTTGTAATACGGGAGGCATGGCGTCGTTCATCTTGCTGAGCAAACAGGATTGCTTCAGTGCCGGGCCATGCCAGATATCATACAAGGCCAGCAATCTGGGAGTAGTTCGTCTTCCTACAAACAGTGCCCATGATTTCCAGTCGGATTCTAGGTCTATATCTGCATCATGCCAGTATGTCTGACATCTTCTAAATTCATCACTGACTTTGAATTGTTTCCAAAAAAGATTTTCCCAAGGTGCATCAGTTGACAATGCATTTGGGCTAAAGATAAAAACAGAATCTGCCGATCTTTCAGTTTCTTTCATGATCTTTTCAACTGCTGACACTACTCCGGCTGTTGATAGACTCAAACCTTCAAATCGCACATGAATTACCACATGGTCCGACC